CGCGCCCCCCCTACCGTCTATGGTAGGTTACCTACCATATCTTCACGTGGAGGTTAAATTGGCTAGGCCTAACCCTGAGACGACCAACCCTGGAGGGTACCGCTACATAACTGACACTGGTGGTAACACCGTGTCGGACTTTGCAGCAGTATCCACCTCACGGGCGGTTTATCGCAGAGACTGGTCTGGGTCCGTTACCCCGGGCTTTGCAAGTATGTCCCAAAGGCAGAAAGCTAAGCTTACTACGCTGGCGCATACCAGCAGCATCTCGAGCGTTCGCGCTACCGACTGTACCCAGACGGAGGTCTACCGCCACACCACTGGTGTGAATGCGGGTAAAACCTTCTACCGGGTCACACGCTGGGACCGCGATCGTTCTCGTGAGCTGCTGTCAATTGCCCCGCTAGGTTCTGAAGATGAAGCTTCAGCTCGTGCAGTCGCAAGGCTAGCCGAAGAGATACGGGGTGCAAAGGTGAACCTTGTTCAAAACTTCGCCGAAAGGCGGCAGTTAGCGAACTTGGCTACTACCAATGCGTTCCGTATAGCCGCGGCTGTTCTTGCGATGAGACGCGCCGACCGTAGGGCCTTTCAAGAGGCTTTGCGTATCGGTGTGTCGCGCAAGGGATGGGCAGTGATCGAGAGGGACCCACTAAATAAGCGTCTGGCCAACCATTGGCTGGAGTACGTCTTTGGGTGGCAACCTCTAATCTCCGACATCCACGACTCGGCTGAACTGTTGGCAAAGCACTTTAGCTCTGACCGCGTGCATCAAACCGCTACTGGCAGTGCGACACATAATCGGAATGAGACCTGGACGACCAAAACTGGTCAACAGTCAACTCATTTCGACGCCGTGTACACAACCAGAGTTAAGTTTGGTGTAACTTTCAGAGCTGACAGTGCTGCGCTGCAGATTCTGTCGAGCACCGGGATATCCAACCCGGCCCTTCTTGCATGGGAGCTGCTGCCGTATTCGTTCGTCGTCGACTGGTTCATCCCCGTTGGTAACTACTTGCAGGCGCTTGACGCGTATGCAGGTATGTCCTTCGTGGATGGCTACAAGATGACTTATCGGACGGCATCTTCGACCTGCTCGAGGTTTGGACGCACTAACGAAACGTGGACGAGTCCATACTGGTATTCAACGGACTTCGCCGGTACGGTGTCCTCGATGAAGAGGAGCGTGAACCGGATACGCCTCACGGCGTTTCCGAGTGTCCCGCCCCCCGACTTCAAGAACCCGATCGGTGGAGAGCCGTTGGCCCGGTTTGCGACTGCTGTTGCACTGCTCCGCCAAGCGTTCAGATAGCTGGACCCTGTCCGCTAGCTACTCAACCCCAACGCCCAAAAGGCACGCCCCTATCACAGAGGCAGAAAGAGGAACTAATGGCTGCACAAGCCGATCTCGTCCTGGCCGATGGCCAGGCCACTCCGGTGAACAAAACGTTCACCAACCGCGGTTCCGCTGTGACTCCGGACGGTGGCCAACTGGCCACCTGGAAGGACATCAGCGGCGGCATGCAAATCGGCATGCCGGCGATCACCTTGATGGTCCGCGAGAGCGCGAGCAAGACCGATGTCGACAAACGCATCGTATTGCCGACTCTCGAGACCATCTCCGGTTCCGACGGGGGTTACACCCCGTCGCCCAAGGTGGCGTACAACCACATGGCTCGCGAGCAGTTCGTTCTGCCGGCACGCGGGACTCTTGCTGAACGCAAGAACCTGCTGGCCTTCAGCAAGAACCTGAACTCGCACGCGGTCATGCAGAACGCGGTTCACAACCTCGAATCGACCTGGTAACACGGCACTGCCGTAAAAGGAGCTAGTATGAATGTTTCAAACCATACCAACACCAACGGCAATGAGCTTGAGGGCAACGAGTGGGAACTCATGCCTTTCAACTTCACCGCCCTGAGCGTTCGTGGGGCCCACGTCGTCGCTTTTCGTATCTTCGACCATGATGGCATCTTCTACGACTGCACTCTCGATAAGAGGTGCAAGCAAGGAAGATACCTTTCGGACGTAGATATGGGGAGTCAGGCGATCAGGCTTTTCACGGCGTTCTTCGGCGGTGACCAGCGTTACCTGGCCATGGACCGCTTGTACCTGTTTGCCGACCTCCTTCGGGCGATCGCCAAGTGCCGCAAAGCACGAGGGGGTGTCCTGGAGGCCGACTTTCGGAGACAAGACGTCCGTGACATCATTGCATTCATCCGCGGTACCAACTGCGGAGGGATGTGATGCACAAGTCCGTCAACCGCTCGCGCCTCCCGGCGTGGGCAGCAGACTGGTCCTCTAAGGACCGGGACGTATCCGACGATGATGAAGACGCGGTACCACTGGAGTCGGCAGGCTTCCTGTCGGCCCCGATCGGTATCGAGTCTTTTGTCGGGTTCGTCCGTGACTTCTGTGAGGCTGTAAATTCTCCGCGTGCCCTCACTACTTGGCTGCTCTTCTACTACAACGAACACGATCAACTCGTTGATCCGTTGCCAGTAGTTGAGTGGCCGAGCGAGATGCGGTACAGAGAGGACTATGCAGTCACTGAGTTCCTTACGAAATGTGTGGATTTAAACACTTCGCACGATCGGATGGGCAAAGCAGTGGAAACACTGCTCCTCAGTGAAGACCTGTGTCGTCAGACGAACGACACCTTTAGGATGCGCGCCGAGGGTCGGTTACTCTTTCCGACCCTCATCGAGCAAGCATATCAGCTTGCCCGAGGAAAAATGGCAGACATCCTGGGTGACGTCCCTTCGTTTGACACCTGGGAACCTCTATGTCGATTCGGCCCGGGAGCCGACATGTCCACCCGAGAGGGTGCGACGTCGGCCTATCACAAGTTCCAGTACCCGGGTTCCGCTACGCCGGCTCTGATCCGTTGCATGTTGGACTACACGTTCGACTACTCCGGATACGACGCTCTCGAGCACGCACAGTGCGTGCCCGGAAACGGCGTTTTCTTCGTACTCAAAAACGCGAAGACCTTCCGTACCGCCGCCAAAGAGCCCAGGTGGAATGCCTGGTTCCAAAGCGGCCTTGGTAGGTACATCGAAGGACGGCTGCTGCGTTTCGGTCAAGATCTTCACGATCAAAGCCGGAATCAGCGGGCCGCTTCGCGCGCCCACAAGACGGGGGATGCAACTGTGGATCTCAAGATGGCTAGCGATACCAACGCCGTCTTGTTCTGCGCTGAGTTCATCTCACCGGATTGGTTTGACTTACTCGACTCCCTCCGCTCTCCTGCGATGCGAATCAAAGGAAAGTGGGTGGAGTTACAGAAAATGTCAAGCATGGGTAACGGGTACACCTTCCCACTGGAAAGCGCTATCTTCTATTCCCTGGCCTGGGCTGCTGTTAAGCAGTCCAAGCTTCCGGGCAGGGGGATCAGCGTTTACGGTGACGACATCGTACTCCCAAGTGAGGCCGTGCCGCTCTTTCTTGAGCTGCTCCGATACTGCGGGTTCGTCCCTAACAAGGACAAAACTCACAGCGAAGGGCAATTCTTCGAAAGTTGCGGATACGACTTTTACAAGGGCGTGGAAGTAAGGCCATTCTACGTCAAGAGGATTCCTGTCAATGCCCACGAACAAACCCAGCTGGCAAACAAGTTGCTGCTTTGGGCGTCACACCGTCATGGTGCGTTTGCTCATCGCCGCTTCCTGCGCGCTTGGACTGGGATCGTGCGATGGATGCCTGTTGAGCTTCGGCTCTATGGGCCCATCGGTACGTCTGGAGTGCTCCATAGCACACTGGACCGCTGTTCGCTGAAGGTGGACAATAGATCGTCCAACCTTTGGCAGAGGAGAGTGTGGAAGGTGGATGCCGCGGTCGCTATTAACACGCGATTTCACGGCAACTCCTACCATGCTCATCTCTACAGCAAGCTACGGTCTGACATGGACTGTGGGAACGTCTTCCAAAGACGTGGACACTGGGTCTTGAAAAGAAGAGAAGTGCTCATAACTGAGCCTAGCGACTTTGCGTGGGTGTAAAACCCCGTAATCTCCTTTCTGCCCCTTAGTGGGCTGGTGCCAATTGGCTTAAAAGGTGCGAGCGCG